TCAGTATTTATATGTATATTATATTAAAGCATAATCCTAAACTTAGACCTGGTGGAATGTTTATACACCATGTTCAGTTTGAGGAGGACGGTAAAGATGAACATGGCTATCCTATAACTAAGTTTACAGAACAAGGAGATCCTGTATTAAAAAATTTAACTGCAATACCTGTTCCATATTTAAAAGATGAGGTTATATCTTTAATACATTATTTACATGATAATAGAAAAAAACTAAAGAAGAAATGATCGCAAGACTATTTGATATTCAAAATGGCAAAATAGTTCCAACAGAACATTGCTATACACTAAAGTCTCTTAAAGACATAATGGATAATTATCCAGATGATTATCTAAAGATATATCAGTATTTGTTTTACATGACTTGTCCTAACCCAGACATGAATCCTTTCTTTCATACTCCTGAACATGAAAAAGAAGAGGTTATAATGAAAGAAGTAAATGGAGAGTTTTCTACAGAAGATGATGATGTATGGGCAGCACTTAAGTTTTGTGAGAAGATGTACCAGACACCAACATCAAGAGCATATAAAGGTATTGCAGCTATGTTAGATAGATTAGGTAGATATATGCAGACTACACCAATTGAACATGGTAGAGATGGTAATATTAACTCTTTGGTAAATGCAGCTGCTAAATATCAGCAAATTAGAGAATCATTTAAAGGAGCATACAAAGATCTTCAAGAAGAACAGCAAAGTAATGTAAGAGGTGGAATAGGTTTAGGATATGATCAATGATACAGAAATATATCAAGATATTCCTACATGGGATAATGGTACATGGACTACTACAGACTTTGATAGTAGGGAAGACTTTGCAAGTTATATAAGAGATTTATTTAAAGAACCTGGTCAGTATGCATTTGATAAGGTATCAGAAGAATTTAATACCGAAGCTGTTAAATTTAATACACAAGGATTTTATTGTGCTGCTCCTTTTAAATCAAGAGACTTTATTAACTACTGGGAAGGAGAAAAGAAAAAATGTAGAAAAGGTGTAATATACAAATCAGGAGATAAAGTTTGGTATATAGCAAGAGACTACTACATGTGGTTAAACTTTTTACCGATCTTTAACAAAGAGATTCAAAAGTTTGGATTTGCTGATATTAGAGATGCTCAGTATCATATGGCATTATATGAAGTGCTAGCAGAATTAAACTATAAACATGTTGCTATATTAAAGAAACGTCAGATTGCATCTTCTTATTATCATATGGCAAAGCTTATTAATCAGCAATGGTTTGAGCCAGGAGTAACTCTTAAGATAGGAGCTAGCCTCAAAGATTACATTAATGAGAAGGGATCATGGAAGTTCTTAGATGAGTATGCAGCATTCTTAAATGAACATACTGCATGGTATAGACCAATGAACCCTAGTAAGGTAATGATGTGGCAGCAAAAGATTGAGGTCAGAAAAGGTAATAGAAAAACTGAAGTAGGTCTAAAAGGAACTATACAAGGTATGTCCTTTGAGAAAGATCCTACAAATGGTGTAGGGGGTCCAGTTAAATACTTCTTCCATGAAGAAGCAGGTATTGCACCTAAGATGGATAAGACCTATGAGTATATGAGACCAGCAATGAGATCAGGACTTACTACTACAGGGTTGTTTATTGCTGCAGGATCTGTAGGAGATTTATCTCAATGCAATCCTCTTAAGGATATGATTCAAAATCCAACATCTAAAGATATATATGCTGTAGAAACTAATTTAGTAGATCACAAAGGTACTGAAGGTATGTCAGGTTTATTTATTCCTGAACAATGGTCTATGCCACCGTACATAGACAAGTATGGTAATTCTAAAGTAGAAGAAGCTACCGTAGCCTTACAACAACAATTTGATGATTGGAAAAGAGAATTAAATCCAGAAGATTATCAGTTAAGAATATCTCAGCATCCCAGGAATATAAAAGAAGCATTTGACAACAGATCTGTATCTGTATTTCCTACACATCTTCTTTCTGCACAAGCTAGAAGAATAGAAGAAAAAGAATATGCATATGAGTTTTTAGATATATCTACAGATGCTGATGGAAAACCAACTGTTAAGAAGAGTAATAAGCAACCTATAAAACAATTTCCTGTAAATAAGAAAACTGAAGATAAAACAGGATGTCTTGTAGTATGGGAAAGACCTAATAAAGAAAAGCCAGACTTTGGAAGTTACTATGCTTCTATTGACCCTGTAGCTGAAGGTAAGACTACAACATCAGATTCATTGTGCTCTATTTATGTAGTTAAGAATTCTGTAGAAGTTACAAAAGTAACGGGTACAGAAACAGAAACCTACATAGAACAAAGTAAAATAGTAGCTGCTTGGTGCGGAAGATTTGATGATATTAAACAAACTCATCAGAGACTGGAACTTATAATAGAGTGGTACAATGCATGGACTGTAATAGAGAATAACATTTCTTTGTTTATTAATTATATGATAAGTAGAAAGAAGCAAAAGTATCTTGTCCCAAAAAGTCAGATAATGTTTTTAAAAGACTTAGGTGCTAATAAAAATGTATTTCAAGAATATGGTTGGAAGAATACAGGTACTTTATTTAAATCACATTTACTTAGCTATGGGATAGAATTTGTTAGAGAAGAGCTAGATCAAGAAACAAAACCAGATGGAACTGTTGTAAAAACAACTTATGGAATAGAAAGAATTCCAGATCCAATGCTTATCAAAGAAATGCAAGAATATGCAGATGGAGTTAACGTAGATAGATTAGTATCATTTGTAGCACTTGTATCTTTTATGAGAATACAAGAATCTAATAGGGGCTACGCCAAGCAAGTTATAAGAGATGACGCAGCTAAAAAGTTGCAAAAGTCAGAAAATTTGTTTAAATTAAATAGTAGTCCGTTTACACATATGGGTAGAAAAAGAAAGAAAATAAATAGCAAGTCTGCAAAACGATCTGCTTTTAAAAATATTAAATAATAACTATGCAGGTATATAACGCACTTCAGTTAAAAAAAGGAGCAAAGACTGAACAGCAAAGAATAGGTGCAATTACACAACCTTTACAATTTTTACCTCAAAAAAGAAAAGATGAGGAATGGGCTGCCTGGAACTTAGACTGGTTAGAGTGGAATGGTCTTAAACAATTAAGACGTAGTTCTAGAAGACTAATGAAAAATTATAAACTTGCTAAAGGACATATTGATAGAACTGATTACATTGTAGAAGAAGATAATGAATCAAGAAATATAGTTGAAATGATTACTGAGAATAGTAATGAAGGGTCTGCTCTTGAGTTGAAGTTTTATCCTATTATCCCAAATGTAATTAATGTACTTGTTGCTGAATTTGCTAAAAGATCTACTAAACTAACATATAGAGCTGTTGATGAATTTTCATATAATGAAATGCTTGAGCAAAAAAGACTTCAAGTTGAAGATGTTTTATTGCAGCAAGCAAAAGTAAAAACTACCGCTGCACTTTTAGAACAAGGTTTAGATCCTGAATCTGAAGAAGCTCAACAAGAATTAAATCCTGAAAAATTAAAATCGCTTCCTGAAATAGAAATGTACTTTAAGAAAACGTACAGATCTATGATTGAGGAATGGGCTACCCACCAACATAAAGTTGATACTGAAAGATTTAAATTAGAAGAACTGGAAGAAAGAGGCTTTAGAGATATGCTAATTACAGATAGAGAGTTTTGGCATATGCGTATGATGGAAGATGACTATGATATTGAACTTTTGAATCCAGCATTAACTTTTTATCATAAGTCTCCAGATAGCAGATATATATCAGAATGCAATTGGGTAGGTAAAACGGATATGCTAACTACCTCAGATGTTATTGACAAGTATGGTTATCTAATGGATGAAGACCAACTTAAAGCATTAGAAGCAATATATCCAATAAGAGCTGCTGGTTACTCAATAGGTGGTTATCAAAATGATGGAGCTTTTTATGATGCTACTCAGTCTCACGAATGGAATACTCAAAGACCTTCTTTAGCAATGAGACAGTATACTAGCTTTATGGGTGATGGTACTATATCAGGAGGAGATGATATAGTAAATAGAATTCTTTCACAAGGAGAAGATTATCAAGATGAAGGTTCTGCATACTTACTTAGAGTAACAACAACATACTGGAAGTCTCAAAGAAAATTAGGACACCTTACAAAGATTACTGATCAAGGTGAAGTTTTAAATGAAATTGTTACAGAAGATTATAAAGTCACAGATAAACCTCTTTATGATGTAAGATTGTTTAAGAATAAATCAAAAGACAATCTAGTACTTGGAGAGCATATAGAATGGATCTGGATTAATGAAGTTTGGGGTGGTATTAAAATTGGACCAAATATTCCTAGTTATTGGGGTATGAATGATTCATCAGGAATGACACCAATATATATTGGCATAGATAAGAAAAGACCAGGTAAATTAAAATTTCAATTTAAAGGCGATAACAATTTATACGGTTGCAAACTTCCTGTAGAAGGAGCTGTTTTTTCAGACAGAAATACAAAGTCTACAGCTTTAGTTGATCTAATGAAACCTTTTCAGATTGGTTATAATATGGTAAATAATCAAATTGCAGATATTTTAGTAGATGAGTTAGGAACTGTAATAATGCTTGACCAAAATACATTACCACAACATTCATTAGGTGAAGACTGGGGTAAAGGAAATTTATCTAAAGCATATGTAGCTATGAAAGATTTTGGTATGTTACCTTTAGATACATCTATTACAAATACAGAAAATGCATTAAACTTTCAACATTTTCAAAAACTTGATTTAGATCAAACTAATAGACTCATGTCTAGAATACAATTAGCAAATCATTTTAAACAGCAAGCATATGATGTAATTGGTGTAAACCCTCAAAGGCTTGGACAACAGTTGAGTCAAATGACTGCAACAGGAGTAGAGCAAGCTGCTAATGCTTCTTATGCTCAAACTGAAACCTACTTTATTCAACACTGTGATTATCTAATGCCAAGAGTCCATCAGATGAGAACAGACCTTGCTCAGTATTATCAAAGTACTAAACCTTCTAATAGACTTAGTTATATCACTTCTGCAGATGAAAAAGTAAATTTTGAAATTAATGGTACAGATATGTTAATGAGAGATCTTAATATATTTACTTCTACTACTGCTAATCATAGAGCTGTGTTAGAACAATTAAAACAAATGGCTCTTCAAAATAATACTACAGGTGCTAGTATATATGATCTTGGTAAAGTTGTACAATCAGATTCTATTGCAGAACTAAATGCTGCTATGAAAGATTCAGAGCAAAAGCAACAACAGCAACAACAAGAACAAATGCAAGCTCAACAGCAACAACAAGAACAACAAATTCAAGCACAGCAACAACAAGAGAAGATGAAACTTGATGCCAATGCTATGGAAAAAGAAAAAGATAGACAAAAGGATATTCTTATTGCTGAGATAAGAGCTGCTGGTTATGGTTCTATGGTTGACATTGATAAAAATCAACAGTCTGATTATAAAGATGAAATGGATAATATTAGAAAAACAGAGCAGTATCAACAACAAACTCAAATTCAAAGAGAAAGAAATGCTAATGATATGTTAAAACATAGTCAAAAACTAAATATAGAAGAACAAAGAATACAGGCTCAAATGTCTATAGCAGATAAACAGCTTGAAATAGCTAAAGAAAATAAGAATAAATATGATGTTAAACCTTCAGATTCTAAGAAGAAAAAATAAGTTAGCTATATAATGCAAAATTTTTAATAAAAATTTGTAATTAATTTTAAATCTTTAAGATTTATTTTAGTATATTAAAGTAATAACCAACAAAACTGACAAATGGCAAAAGAATTAAATGAGGAAACTCAAGTACACGACTCTACAACGGTAGAAGAAGTAGATGTAAATTTAGATGAAATGTTTGGTCAACCAGGTGCTGAAAGTGTAATGCTACCAGCAGATCAAGTTGAACTAGAACAAGAAGAAAAAAAATCAAATCTCTTCTCTAGACCAGAAGAGACTGACATAACGTTCATTGACAAGACTGAGACTACAACTGAAACTCCTAAAAAGGAAATGACTCCGCAGGAAAAGATTGATTCTACTCCTGACTCTGTAGTAGATGAAGCATTAGCTGAATTAGATGATGCAATCACTGAAGAGGAAACAGGAGACATTAAAACAGGTAGACGTAAAACAGATAAAAATGGTTTACACGAGTTAGCTGCTAAGATGATAGAGGAAGGTACTCTATTTGGATTTGATGATGATAAAGATTTAGAAGATTATTCTACTAAAGATTTTAGAGAATTGTTTGAGGCTAACTTTCAAGAAAGAGAAGCTAAGATAAGACAAGATACTCCTAAAGAATTTTTTCAATCATTGCCTTCTGAGCTTCAAATAGCTGCAAAATATGTAGCAGATGGTGGTACGGATATGAAAGGTTTATTTAGAACTCTTTCTCATGTAGAAGAGATTGTTCAACTAGATCCTAATAATGAAAATCATCAAGCTGAAATTGCAAGACAATACTTAACTGCTACTAACTTTGGATCTGAAGAGGAAATTCAAGAAGAGATTGAGACTTGGGCAGATACAGAAAGGCTTTCAAAAAAAGCAAATCAATTTAAGCCAAAGTTAGATAAGATGCAAGAAAAGATAGTTGCACAAAAACTTGCAGAGCAAGAACATAAGAAAGCTCAACAAGAAGAAGCTGCGTCAGTATACATGGATAATGTATATAACACTTTATCTCAAGGAAGGTTAGGAGATATTAAACTTGATAAAAAAGTTCAAAATCAATTATATTCTGGATTAGTACAACCTAACTATCCTTCTATATCAGGTAAGCCTACTAATTTATTAGGGCACTTGCTTGAAAAATATCAGTTTGTAGAACCAAGACATGATTTAATTGCAGAAGCTTTGTGGCTTTTATCTGATCCTAACGGATATAAAAATAAGATACAAGAACAAGGTTCAAGAAAAGCTGTTGAAAAAACAGTAAGACAATTAAAAACTGCTCAGTCACAAAAAAGTACATCTTCTAGTATACAAGAATCAGATTCTAACTCTAGAAGAAAACCAACAAGAAAACCAACAGTACAACGTAAGAACAATATGTTTAAACGTTTTTAATTAGTAAACAAATAATAAATAAATAAATAATGGCAACTCCAGTATTAAACAATGGTATCTTTCTACGGGATACAGCGTACAACGCAAGTTCACACGTAGATTCTTATCACTTGGTTAACATGTTGAAGGATGCAGAACCAATGGACTTAGGTCCTGTGGACTTATGGGCTATGTCCCAAAAAGTTGAAATGCCCCTTTATCAAATGTCTAGCTTTGGTGGAAAGAATGTAATTGAAGTAGATAATGCTCGTGGTGAGTATAAATGGCAAACTCCAGTCTCAAGAGATCTTCCTTATATTATTGAGGATATTGACACTAACCGTGCAGGAGCTCCTGGTGCTGATGGTACTACTTTCCGTATTAAACTTAGCCGAAGAGAATTTGGTCATGGTGACATCATTACTTATGATAAGTACAATGGTAGTGAACTTTATGTTACAGATGAAGATATTCTTCCTGTAGGTGATGGGTTCATTTATACTGTACAAATGGTTAATAATAATAATGCTGCAACATTTGATGTAGCTTTTTTAGCAAATGGAACTAAGTACTTTAGAAAAGGTTCTGCTAGAGGTGAGTATGGTGAAAGATTCTCTGATATTACTACAGGAACTGGTTTCCGTGAATTCTACAACTATGTAGGTGGAGCAGAAGCACACGTTCACTATTCAGTTTCTTCTAGAGCTGATCTTATGATCAAAGGTGGAATGAATGCTGATGGTACTGTACCAGTAACTGAAATCTGGAGAACTTCAAGTGATAGTATGG